AAGAAGGATGACCATGCTCCTGAAGCTCTCGGACGCTTCATGATTGGGTATTTTGGCGATGGAACGTTGCTCGACATGGGTACTAAAGTAACAAAAGCTAGGATCAGAGTCGGTCGCAAAGGCCGCAACTTCTTAAATAAGCGCGAGAAGCCGCTCAGGAGTATGATAAATGTGAAGGGTGGATTCCCCGACTGGAGGGAATGGCAGTAGTGGACCATAAACACTGTGATATATGCCCTATAATGACGTGTAATCACAATCGTCGTACTCAAAAGATCGTAGTGCTTTCCATGCCTATCGTTAGGCGTGCCGATCGAAATAAAGAGAAAGCTGAAGCTAAGTGAGCATAAATCTTTCAGTATTTGGCTATCCTGGCTGGGAAGCTGATAATGAAGGCAATGTTTACAAGAATGGTAAGCTTATACCAGGTAAAGTATATCAAGGATATAATAGATCGCATACTAGTTTCCCGCTGATTAAGCGAGCTACTTTAGTGTGTACAGCTTGGCATGGACCTAAGCCATTTGATGAAGCTGAGGTTAGACATCTTAATGATATTCACGATGATGATAGGCCTGAAAATCTAAAATGGGGGACACATACTGATAACGTTCGTGATTCCGTAAAGAATGGAACTCACTATACGCCAAATTATGAAGGTGGTTGTGCTCCGAAACCAAGTACTCGTGGGTTTAAACATTATAAAGCTACACTATCTGATGATGATATTAGAGAGATTCGTAGATTACGTGCCGAAGGGGTCAGCGCGGTAGAATTAGCGAAGACTTACGGAGTTCACGTGCAATATGTTTACGCTGTAGTCAGCCGTAGAAAAAGATCGGAGGTGGTCTGATGCCGATAGATATTCGGCAGTATTGACGACTCAGCCATCGACTTTATTCGCGATGACCTCAAGTTTAGCCGTCTGATATCAAATCTTAGCAATAATGACGACCGTATTCGTCTTAAAGCGTACATGCTTTACGATGACATGTACTACAACCGTCCCGAGCACATTAGGATTACGCTCCGCGGCGGGGTTAATACCATTCCTAGTGTTGCGCCGCCATCGAGTACAAGTTCAAGCTGGGCCGAAGAAGATGAAGACAGCGTTCAGATTTATGTCCCTAGTGCGAAGAAGTGTATCGAAGCTGTAAATAGGTTCTTAGCTGTTGGCTGGAATGTTCAGCCAGATCCAACGTTCCCAAAGACTGCTAATACTCAAACTGTAGCCATTTTTATCCAGAATTTATTTAAACGTGAGCGGATGCCAAGTAAGTTCGCTCAGATGAAGCGTTACATGCTTATTAAAGGTGATGCGCTTCTACATATTACAGCTGATCCTAAGCGTTTGCCTGGTCAACGAATCAGCATTAATGAGCTTCGTGCAGAGCATTATTTTCCAATAGAGGATTCTCAAGGCAATTATATCGGTTGTCATTTGGTTGATATCATCAATAATCCAAATAATACACTTAAGCTCAATCAGTATACTGGAAAGGAAGTGGTTCGTCGGCAGACGTATCGCAGAGAGCTTGATGATGCTGGCTTCCCAACAGGCCGGATAACATCAGAGCTTGGACTATATGAAATAGGTAAGTGGGATGATCGAGTCTTACCTGCTTCAGAGCTTAGTCTGATCCAAGAAGTACAAGACCCATTCTATTTGCCTCCAGAAATCAATCAGATTCCAGTGTACCATTGGCGCAATATGCCGCCGCCAGGTAGCTTTTTTGGTACATCTGAATTGGCTGGCGTTGAAAGCGTCATCACCGCCATCAACCAGGCCATGTCCGATGAGGACTTGACTCTGATTATGCAAGGTTTAGGAGTTTATTGGACTGATGCTAGTCCACCGTTAGATCCGAGCGGCAATGAAGTCGAATGGGAAATTAGTCCACGATCAGTGGTACAGGTTGCATCTGGCGGACAATTTGGACGAGTTTCTGGAATTACAACCGTGCAACCATTTGGTGACCACATCAACTCTCTTGACGAGGCAATGCAACAGGCCCTTGGGGTACCAGATATTGCTGTTGGCGTTGTTGATGTTACGACTGCGGAAAGTGGTATTGCCTTACAACTCAAACTTGGCCCACTTCTTGCTAAGAACCAAGAGAAAGAACTTGACTTACTCGATGTCGGAGACCAATTCATCTATGATCTCATAAATGGCTGGATGGTTGCTTATGAGGACATAGATGTTGAAGGTGCCATATTCTCTACTGCGTTCGACGACGCAATGCCTAAGAACAAGTCCAAAGATTTACAGGATTTGATTTCACTTTGGACTACGGCTGGGCCAGGAGCGCCAGGTGCTTGTTTGCCGGTAAGTTGGTTCTTCGAGCAGCTTAACAATATTATGGGCTACAAGCTTGATGAGACAAAGGACTTTGCGCAGGCTTTAGCTGATGCACAGAAGATAGTGAATGCTATAACGCCAACGCCGCCACCCGCACCGGCGCCATCACCAGATTTAGTTGGCGCAGGAGCGCCGGCCACTAATGGAGCACCAGGAGGTTAATAATGGCAGCAAAGAGGAAACCAAAGTTAGGTTCTGGCGCAAGATTCAAGGCGCTAACCAAGTCAATTTCAAAGCGCGGCGGGGTTAGCAATCCTGCTGCCGTGGCTGCGGCGATTGGCCGTAAGAAATATGGGAAGGCCAAGTTTCAGAAGATGGCTGCTACCGGTCGTCGTCGTAAAGGCAAGTAATTATGGCTAGGCGAAAGAAAACAGTAAAGAAAACATTTGGTGGTGCCAAGAAAGCAGGTTTGGTTGGTCGAAAGGCCAGCGGTAAGGCCATCAAAGGCTCAGTTGGTGGCGTCAAAACGAACAGAAAGTTCACATAATGGCCAGCGCAGCGCAATTGGCAGCACGTCAGAAGTTTACCGCAATGGTACGGGCCAAACAAGCAGGCAAAAAAGGCGCTGCTCCTGTTGCGTCAACGACCAAAAAGACAGTTAAAAAGGCAAAGCGCGCAACAAGGAAGCGTAAATAATGGCTCGCAATGGTGGACATACTATGGTAAGGCATGATGTTAGGAAGATTGCTAGGGCAGCTAAAGCTGAGGGTCCACCTGGTATTATTCCCGGCCAGCCGGCAGCTGGCCATCACCCGTTTTATAGTCGCGCGCAATGGCGATTATTCTTTGCTAATCCAAAGCTGCGTAGATGGGCGATAGGTAAGGCCCATGCGACTGGTGGCCATCATGAGATAACACAACGGTTACATTTTTCACCGGCGTACCGTGGCTTGCCAGAGCGTGAACGTGGTTTACATATCGGTCAAGGCCCAAAGCACCATAAAGGATAAGTCATGGGTATTTTTGCTGGTGTTGTAAGAGATATAACACGCGGTGAAAGACAAGCTGATCGCGATATTTACAGGGCCAGGCGTGATAGATCATCTGTAAGGTCTATGTTGCCAAATTTACCTGGTGGTAGAGGTCGTGGAATAGGTGGCTTGGGCAGGCTTAGACGGCTAAATAATTTCAATATGCCCGGTAACTGGGGTGGCTGGCCCAATATGCCTGGTCATGGCTTCGGCGGAGGCTTTGGTGGCGGTTTACTAGGTGGTGGCATCATGGGAAGTATTGCCCATCCAAAAATGCTTGGTATGGGCAAGCGTTCAAGTGCATCATCTAGTACAAGTGGATCGAATTTTGGTGCATTCGGAACACATGCTTCAGATACGGCTAAAGCTGTGAAAGCTACGAGTACACCTGATCCACTTACACAACCATATAAGCCACTTTCCAAACAGCCGTATGGACTTGGATGATTTCTTATTAGAGCGCGATGAGTCGCGGTCGCGTAGGATAAAGGCTATTAAGGTTTGATCAACCTTTCCTGGGACTAGGAGCCAAAATCAATGCCTGAAGGTGAACGTCAAGAACCGCCCAAAGATGGTGATCAGCAAAATGATCAGAATCAGCCCGCGAACCAGACGCAAGCTCCACAAAATCCTCCAAAACAGCCTGATTCTGGGCCAGCTACTCCTAAACCCGGTGACCAAGGGGCTGGAGAATCTGGTAGTGGGTCTGGCGTATCTAGTCTTGAAGAGCAACTTGACGCTGAAAAAACGAAGAATTTACAGTTAAGCAAAGATCTCACCAAAGCTAAGGCTGATCAGGCTAAGGCTGAAGGCGACAAAGATGTCGCTAAGGAGCGTGATGAGTTCAAAGCTGAAAATGATAAGCTGAAAAAGCTGCTAGAAAGCAAATTTCTTGTATGGTGTATTGCTACCGACAAGAAGTACAGCTGGCAAAATGCTGAGGATGTCGTCAGGTTTATTAGTACTGATGAATTGAACATCGACGTCGAAAAAGAGAAGATTGAAGGACTTGATCTTGCTCTAAAGCGTATCGCCAAAGATAAGCCGTATCTGTTAGTTCCAGCCGAAGGCGATCAGCACCAGACTCCGCCAGCTAGTGGATCACATCCTTCAGGTAGTAAATCTGGTGATCGAGTTACTGAGCAAAAACGGCTTGGTGAAAAGTACAAGATACCAGGTTTTGGGACTCAAGCAACGAAGTTTATGTGATGATTACGACTGAACTCGCACCAGGAATCCTAGAGCATAAACTCTGGGAACCATTAGTGACAAGTTCAGCTGAATATCAGCATGTACACGAACTTGTTCGTAAGACCTATGGGTTAGCCACTAAATATTTGTGTGAGAATTGTGATAATCAAGCATATGAGTACGCATGGAATCATGAATATGATCCACGAATTGTAACTAGCTATGATCCAATGTGTTATAGTTGTCATCGTGAATATGATGATTTAGGATTCCATATTGGTCATACTACTTCGCAAGGTGAAAAGCATTGGTTTGCAAAACTTTTCGAAGAAGATGTTCTTGAAATTCGTAGAATGTGGGCGACTGGTGTTTGGACCCACCAAGAAATATCAGAGTTTTATCCTGTTGGCCGTGCAACCATTACCCTTATAATCAGTCGTAAAATCTGGAAGCATATTTAGAAAGGAATTCTGATGGCCCGAGTTGATAAGTACGATCCAATTGACGGTGGGTTCAGGGCTGACGTGGCTGTCGATGTCCTTGACGCTGATCTGGGGAAATTGTACGCCTATGGCCTAGACAGTACCGGCAAGGCAGTCAAGGGCGCAGGTCAGTCGGGTTGCATAGGCGTTTGGGTTTTCAATGATAAGCCTGGTCGCGTTGGTCCACTAAAGGAGGTGGCCCGCCAGGATATTATGCGAATGGGCTGCATTTGCGATTTCGGTCCTACTGCGGGTGTTCCAGGTACCAACTTTGGTGTTGCAGGCACCAAGTATTTTGCTGATCCCACTACAGGTGCGGTTTCATCCACGGGCGGGGTTGGGACGTATTACGTCGGAGTGACTGTCGAGCCAGATCGTCTTGAGGTCAATTTCGATCCGAAGCCCTACTGATCTGAGTAAAACCCTGAAAGGACTGAAATGACATCTCCGGTTTATCATTCCGGCACTTTGGTTGAAGGTGATATCCTCACTCATACCCCAGATGGTGTCGATCTGAATCAGCTGTGGGGCGAATTTGTTGATGCCAACACAGTTTACAACGAACATAAGCAGGGTTTCGTTGGGATTCTGACATACCCGGTGATTTCCGATATTGAGCTTGTTCCTCAGATCGGTGATTTCCAATTCGAGGTTGCGACTGAATTCGGTATCCCGCGAGGGCAGAACACGAATATCAGTTACTACCAGCTGGCATACGCCTACCAGGACTATGACCTGAAGTTGGGCTACACTTGGAAATTCCTTCGGGATGCTCCTAGTCAGCAAATCGAAGCTATTCATACGAAGGCAATCCAGGCAGATCAGGCACTCGTGTTCCGCAAGACGATGGAATCTCTGTTCGATAATCGTTCACGAGTGACCATTATCAATGCGATGTCGTTCAACGTGTTCCCGCTGGCAAACGCAGACGGCTGGGTACCACCTGCTTATCGCGGTAATGTGTTTGATGGTACACATAGTCACTATCTTACTAGTGGTGCAGCCACTATTGATTCAGGTGATTTTGAGGCAGCAGTAAATCACCTAACTGAACATGGTTATGGTTGGGATACCGGAACGCAGTTGGTCTGTTTCGCCAATAGAAGCGAGATCAACAGCATTCGTAAGTGGCGATTTGGTCAAGTTAGCGCTAATGCTGTGACTGCTAACTATGAC